ACGAGAATCTAAAGACAACTACATAAATAAACTATTTCTTGCTCTCTATATATACAAGGAAATATATAATTCATCAAAACCTAGTACGAATGAACAGTTCCAAGATGAGCTAGATAAATTACAAGGCTGTCTAAACTTTATAAATCGTATCCAAGTGTCTGAGACATCTGGTTTTCAGTGAATTTATCTCAGCTAAAATAGTTTCCTTAACCCATATTGCGTAATTAGGATCGGTATCAGAACAATCATAATAATAATTGAACTCCTCCTGTAAAAATCTAGTTAAGATTTTTATTCGTGCTTGGAGTAATTCTAAATTAAGATCGTTCTGATCCATAATCCTAATTAGCTTGCAATATAGTAATTACCTCTGAAAGATTTTTATTACGTACAATGTCTGCCCTTGTAAAGTACTGTATATAGACACTGGAAACCTTTTCCAATCTGGAAGCCGCAAATTGTAGCCCACTTTGTTCGCCATCATTCATATTTCTATCAATCTGATCTGGATCACCTATCACAATTAACTTTGAATTTCTACCTAATCTGCTTACTACAGTAATCAATTGAGATGGAGTGCAGTTTTGAGCTTCATCTAAAATTACTATAGTGTCATTAAAACTTCTTCCTCTAGTCCACTGGACAGGTAATAGTTCTAATAAGTCGGCTTCAATTAGATTAGCTACGTAAGCTTTAGTGATACCTATCTCCCTTAAGTTATCTAACATAGGAGCAAAATGTGGGGCATATTTGTCCTCTAAACTACCTGGTATAGCTCCTATGTCCATTTCATCTTTAACAAAAACATTTGCTCTGACGAATACAATCCTTTTATATCGACCCTCCTGTAGACCTTTTATTGCGCTGTATATAGCTAATAAAGATTTACCTGTTCCGCATGGACCTATACCAAATACATAATCATACTCAGTACTCTCTATTGCCTTCAAAAAATATCTTTGTGCAGCATTCTTAGTTGTTATTTTCTGTAACTCACCACCTATATCAAACTTATCTTTATACTGATCTAAGTACTTATAGTTACGCACAGACAACAATCCCTAATTTATTCAATAGAGGATATAAATAAATTAATATATAGGAAGATAATTAAACTAAGCTTCAAATGCACATTAAATATAAAGATAAATAGATTAGTTTGGTAGACTGTAAATAGAAGTTATATAAATTGTGCAAAAATAAATATATTCTGACACCCTGAAATTTTAGGTAAAAACATGGCAAGAAGAAAAAAAGAAGCTGAACCAGATCTTTCTGTAGATCAAAATACTGATCAAGAGCTAGAGTTAGATCAAGTATACAAAGAGATTAAAGATCAAGAGGAAATTGAGTATAGTTATAAAACATCAGAAGATCTAAGTAGTCAAGTTAATGATTACGCTCAACCAAATACATCCATAAACAGCTCAGTAAGCATTGAAAATAGTGATATAGAGTACCTAGAGAGTATGGCAAATCAAAATATTTCTACAGAAGTCAATATGAGTGAAGAAGTTTTAGTTTCAGATACCCAAGAACCTGCTAAACTATCTCTGTTAACTAAGTACAAAGAACTAGTTTTCTTAGTTAAAGACAGAAATATCGATAATGTAAATACTTTCAGAGAAGTAATTCTAGAAGAGTATCCAGATTACTCTCAGGAAGATGTAGATGATGTGTGGATTGCAATTGCAACTTATGCTATGAACGTACATAAGCTATACGAAAAGATATGTAACTACTATAGAATCTTTGTACAAAAGATAGTTGAAGACAAACAACTTTCTGAAAAGGAAAAGCGTATTAAGATTAAGAATGCTGTAAGCGGATCTCCTTTAGCAAGTTATGTATTGCGACTAGCAAATAATGAATATGAAGAGTTATACAGGCAGCTCTACTATGAACTTGACGGTGATATTAATGTAGTGCTAAAACTATTGGGTGCATAAATAATAAGGGACTACTTAATAATTAGTAAGTTAATTACATGTTAAAAAATAGGGCGAGTTAACTCGCCCTATTTGTTTTAGTTAGATATTTATATCTTTAACTTTTATTAACTTTTATTTTAGTTATTTTCTAATTCTTCTTCACTAACATTATTTAGATCATCAGAATCAACATCATCTAGAGAAGTTTCATAGTCAACTGATGAGGTTTTACTATGTTTAACATTTGTTGGTTCACTAATCTCAGCGATTTTAGTTAAAGCTGCAGTAGCTACTCGATCAAACAAGTCCTTATCAGCCTTTATTTGGTCTATAACAGCTTCTCTACCTTTTGCAATGAGTTCCCCTGCAAAGTAGTAGTTGGACCCCTTACGCTCTATTATCTCAGCTTCAATTGCATATTCAATGAGAGAGCCTAGTTGATCTATTCCTTCACCAAACTTAATTGTGTATGAGGCTTCTTTAAGAGGATCACCACCAGCTTTATTTTTTAAGACTTTAGCAGTAATTCTAAATCCCGTTTCTGAATCCGCTTTCTTTGATAAATCTAGTCTTAACTTAGCCGTGTACTTTAAAGCATGACCCCCATAAGAAACTTTAGGATTTCCATATGGAGTTGGTTTCTCTCTCCACTGATTGATCATTATAAGTGTAGTGTCAGTTGAACTAAGCACAGGAGGAATTTTACGACAAAACTTAGCCATAAGTTTGGCAGTTCCTAGTGACATTGTAGTTTCATCCATACTGGACTGCTCTTCCTGCTCTGTCACCAAAGCGGCAACTGAATCTAAAACTATTAGAGATACCTCACCTGTCTTAGCAAACAGTTCTACGTAGTCAGTAGCTTTGTTACCATTCTGAGGCTGTATAAATACTAATGAGGTTAAATCCACACCTGCATCTTTAGCATACTTTGGATTGAAAGCATGCTCCATATCGATATATACACAATGTCTGTTAGGAATAAGTTTCTGCGTTTGAGCTATAATGTGGTAGCAGAGAGTACTTTTACCTGTGCTTTCCTGACCTAAAATCTCTGTAACCGATGCTCTAGGTATGCCACCACGTAATATTGCATCTAAGGTAAAAACTCCCGTAGGCAACTTGGGTAGATTTATATCTTCACCAAAAAATTTAACTGTATTTTCTCCGTCTTTTTTATTAATCGATTGGATTAGATTCTTCAGAGACATATATCTCCTAAGTCAAATATAATATTAGTCTAGTCTATTTTTATAAAGGAGTCTAACGTGGGAGAGAAAGGTTTAGATACAACTGAAAACAATACAGTAGGAATAGACAGTGTAAAACAGATTAAAAGACGTAGGTCATATACGAAGAGAAAAAAGCAATCAAATAAGAATCTCGAAAAGTTTTTAGTGGAGATGTTACAAAGAGACGTTGAAGCTGTTAACCAAGAGTCAGCAATGTTAAGTCAGCTGGTTACACAGCTTGAAGCTGCGTTGTTAAACATAAAACTAAGACTAAAATACAACGAGTTACAACTCTCTTTACAAGAGTATAGAGAGAAGATATCTCAATCTAATCTAAATATAAACTTAGATCCGCTAATACAAAGTCAATACGGTTTTCAACCGTATCAAAATCAGTATAATCCGCAAACACAGCAAAATACAAAACAATCTAACTTTGATAGTTTATATAAATCTCCCACAGAACCTAAAATACCAGATCTATCTGCCTTCAATTCAGATGGAACTGCAGTCTTACCCGGTGGAGAGATATTTACATCAACTCCGCTAATTACTTGACATTTATGCAACGACAAACAGTCGGACCCTGACTTCGAAAAGATTGGGATTTATTAGATTTATAGCTTGTGTAGTTCTATCTAAGCAGTCTGGAAATCTAATCATATGTAAAGTAGCTATTGGAGTTCTGCCTGGCCACTGGCCTTGAGTAGCCGCTAAACCACCTGTTAAGGTTGGACCGGATATAACAATTCTAGGATTTGCATTTGTCGACAAGGTAATAGAGTTACCAATAGGGCCAGGTGTAGTACAGTATACAGTAACTACATTATTACAACTAAATGCTTGTACATCCTCAAATTGACCTATTCTACGGTCTGCATTTATTGCAGCAGCTAAGGCCTTTGCATTTGCTGTTGCACCTTGTTGTAGCTCAATATGTCCTGGCTGAGTAGCTTGACCTTGATTACGAAAGGTGTAAGTTAGTTGGTTTATAGTTACCTCATCATTAGCTTGTACATTGTTTGCTATAACTATAGTTGCTGTTGCAGCTCTTGACTGATTTGGTGTCCACTCAACTTGAAATCCATCGTTAGTAAAGCTTGAAGCTATAATCAACCTTGGTATGTAAGTATGATCTAAGGCTACAGTTCTAACTGAGGGACTGCCTACTGTACCTCTAGCCAAAGTATAAACTGTATCTAGATGATTAGTGTCGGTAACTACCTGGTTAAACTCTCTATGAAATACAGAGGTAACCAATCTGTTACTAGAGTCAAAGCGATTTTGTTTAACAGCTAATAACAGTTCGTAGTGATTAGTCGTAACACTCATTATCTTATTAACTTAGTATTTTATAAAGAATAAAAACATTTATTATATTAAGGTTGAGCAAATGTTAGATCCAAAAGATATCTGTTGGATTAATACTGAGAAAGACTTAGAAAAATTTAAAAGGTTTATTGATATTGCACATAAAGATGTTGCTCTAGACGTTGAAACATATACTAAACCAAACTTAAAAAGATTAATCGAAGATAAAGATCCATCTCTTAGCTTTAGTGCTTACCTATCTAAGGTAAGACTCATACAAATAGGTGTTGCAGAGTCAATTGAGTTAGAACCAAGTAGTGAATTATCGCCTATAGAGAAAAGCTTTTGGATACCTAAGCAAAATAACTTTAAGTGCTTCTTAATTGATACACACATAGCACAGCCCAGCATTATAAAAGCTGCTCTTGATTATTTAAATGAGAAAGGTATCACAGTTGTTGGACATGAAATAAAGTTCGATATAAGCCAACTCTTTGTAAATTATAATTGGTTACCCAACAAAACCTTTTGTACACTGGCTGCAAGTCAGTTATTAGGCCATGCTACTGGATCAACGAGTGTAGGACAACTAGGCAGGTCTTTAAAAGACTTGTGTAAAGACTTATTATCTCGTCCAAATAATGTTGTTGATCTAGATAAAACAGAGCAAAAAAGTGACTGGTCAGGAGTATTAACTCCTTCACAGATCCAATACGCTGTTCTAGATACTTATTACCTATTAGTTCTAAAAGTCCTCCTAACAAGAGCCTGTAACTACTTAGGTATGCAGAGAGATTTAGAACTAGAGCAATCTATTGTAGTTGCAGTTGCAGTTATGGAATTAAATGGCCTTAGATTAGATACAGATTTATATCAAAGAATTATAGAGTTAGCTAAAAGGGAGGTATCTAAGTTAAAAGTAGAAATTGCTACTGCCTTATGTTTACCTCTACAACGTAAGACCATGTTCGGTCTCTCTAAAAATGAATCGGTTCCACTAGATGAAAAAATATTTAGCTCTCCTAAACGCTTAAAAGAAGCTTTACTTAAAGCAGGAATAGTCACAAACAATCTACAGTCTGAAACGTTAAAGCTCGTACTTGATGTACTTACAGACCAAGTAGATAGGTCAAATAGAAATGAACTAGACTCACAAGAAGCTAATGAAGATTCAGAAGAAGATAGCGATGACTCAACAAGTGTAGCCAGTAATCTATTTAACGAATTTAACTTGTCTAAAGAAGACAAAATAAAACTACTTAACAACATACTTAGGATTAAAGTCCTTAATAAATTACTAGGTAACAAATACGATAGATTTATCAATCCTATAACAGGAAAAATACACCCTAGATTTAACCAAGGTCGTGCTCAAACTGGTAGATTTGCTTGTACTAATCCTAATTTACAGGCCCTAGCAAAAGACGGCATATTTGACCCAGAAAACAACCGTTACTACTCACTTAGGGAAATTATAAAGGCAGATGGAGAGTGGGTAACAGAAGGTAGTGTAACCTATTGGAGTGGTTATGTACTTTGTGCTAGAGACATTGATAGACAAGAGCTAGTTGTTGCTGCTTATCTATCAGGAGATACAAATCTAAAAAATGCTATTGAGTCTGGTGAAGACTTACACACTACACATGCTTTAATGGCTTGGCCAGAATTAGATGAAAGTCAGGTTAAACAACCATATGCAAAGTTAGGGGGTAAAAAACCTAGAGATAAAGCTAAAACCATAATCTACGGTCTTTTATACGGACAGAACCCACTAATTATGGCAACGAATATGGGTTTATCAGAACAAGAAGGTAAATCATTCTACGAACGATTAAGAAACAGATATCCCCAACTATTTGATTGGTTAGACAGTATTGCTGAGTTTGGTATTAAACATAGGTGGGTTAGATACACAAAAAACGGCTTCGTTACAAGAAGAAGGTTTCTTGCTGGAAATGCCAAAGGTATGACTGATACTAATACTCTAGCTAGGCTAAGTAAAAATAGTCCTATCCAGGGAATTAGTGCATCACAAGCAAAGAATATGTTGAAATTACTATTTGACTACATTAGAGAGAACAACTTACAAGATGAATTAAAAATCTGTGGGCAGATACATGATGAATTTATTTTACAGCTAAAAGGAAAGCTTTACTTAGCTTGTTCTATTAAAAACTACATGAATAGTAAAGAAAAAAGAGTTGATCAGTACATTCAATACATACCGCACCTAGAGAAACCAGATTTAATAGACAAAGTTAGTGAAATACTAAGTGAAGCTGGTGGTCAATGTATTGAGTATAAACTCAAGGTAAATACAGGATCAGCTTTTGCACCGTATTGGGCTAAAGACTAACCATGCATATAATCATAGAGACAGCTAAGTTAAACAATGTAATTAAGGAGTTAACTAAACTATATATTAAAGGTAAAACCGATCTAAATACAATTGAAAATTGTGTTCTTATTCAGTCTGATATATTTGGTAGAGTTAGCTTTACTGCACATATTAATGGTCTAGCAAGAACAAGCATCACTCTGGAAGATGTTCAAGTCATAAATCCTGGAGAGTGCTTAGTTAACCTATTCCTCCTAGGTAAGAAAACAAGGTATATAGATGAGGGATTTTTAGAATTAGAATATCGATTGTTAAATAACAACGAATACCTACTATACATAAAAACAGAGAATATTAACGGAAAATTAATTAGCCCTATATTTCAGTTAAATGAATTTACTCAAATTGATCTAATTGAAACAGCTATATGTGATTTGGATCCTACCATTCTTAATAATTGGATTAAAACAGTTAGGAATTTCTGTACGGGGCTAGAAACGTTAAGTATTAGGGTACAAAATGGTTATTTAGAAAGTTGTACCTTCAATAGCCTCAGCCATCAAACTATGCTACTCTACACCAGAATAGCTACTAGTAATGAGTATACAAATAACTTTCTAATAAATCTTCCAGCTATTGTTCTAAATACAATACCAAACTTTCCTAATGAAGTCAATAGTGTTAGAATTGAACATTGCTATAGCCAAACAAATCAGAATGATGAACAGGTATTTAAGTTGATTCAAAACAATACAACTTGGTATGCATGGACAAATCTACAACCTAAAGCAGATCAGCTAGCTGTTGCTGAATACTGTAATAGTCAACCGCCTTGTAGCAAACTAATACTGGATAAAAATACGTTAATCAATAGACTAGAGTATTTAATACATCAACCACAAAACTCAAGTAATAAGTTCTTAATAAACTTAGACTTAAAGAGTAACCGATCCAATGACGTACAACTAGAGTTATCTATTAAGGGATTAGAGGATACGGCTACCGTACTTGTAAAACAATACGAGGGTACTTGGCATAGACAGAAATATGACGCTCAAAAATTAATTTCAGCACTGAAAGTACTCTCTGTTAGTGACATAGTTTTAGAACAATTTATAACGGATACGGATAGTGCGGATAACTTAGATGAAGCTCTGTCGCTTAGACTGAGTGACCTACAAGAACAAAGTCGAGTAGAAATATACATTGAGAGTGCGTACTAACCTTATGATATTAGATTTAGCAGAGTATCTAAATTCTTTAAGTATTAGTGTAAACAGGCTTACGCCTGTTTTAGTTATTAATAAGCAAACAAAGAGAGATATAAATATAGACTGTCCTGTATTTACATACACAATCCAACAAGCGTTAGATGCCACTATTGATGCACATGTAGATAGTCAATTTAGTCTCTGTTACTTAAACTTAACTAATACAAATACACCTATAAATAAGGCTAGATACAAGACAGATTTAGACACAATAGATAAGTACCTATTGAGTATTGCATACCAGAGCTTACTAAACAACGGCTATCTTGTAATCGAGTCTAAACACAAAATAGACTTAGATAAATTTAAGCTTACTCCAATTATTAATAATATCTACTGTAAAACTGTAAAGAGAGTAAGTACAGTTATCTTACCTACCTACTCTAGACCAATCGAAGGTTTAACTAGAAGTCTTAAAAGTTATTTAGATGTAAATAAGACGATAAAGAGTACAGATAAATTGGTTCAGTTTCAGCCTAGTAAACACCTGGTTAGATTAAAGATGTCTTATCCGATTAGTTTAGAAAGAAAAAATCTCTACTGGACTTTAAGAGAAGGAGACGTGTTTATAGAAAATGGTACTGGCTATAGATACAAAGTTACTAGAGTTACTTATAAGTCAGATTATGATCCTCCTTTAGTTGAAGCAAATCGGATATGGCCTTAAGTAAAATTGCAAATAAATACATTTCTACGAGCTCAAATAAACAACCTATTAATAATCTGTGTTCTGTTGCTAAAGATTGCAGTGACTGTTCTTTAGGTTATGGAGCTGCGGTAGCCCCATCAGGACCTGATAGTATAGAAAAAACTAAACTAATTCTTATTGGTGAGAAACCGGGTAATAAAGAAGTTCTCACAGGATATCACTTTGTTGGTGAATTAAGTAGAATAGCTAGAGTTTTAGTTAGACAGATATTAGGATTAAAAACTAGAGTTCCAGATCGTAACGGTAATATTGACTTATCTGAGGAAGAGGAGGTAATTTATACAAACGCAGTGTTATGTAAACCAAAAAAAGACATTGCAATAACAAAAGCTCAGTACACTGCATGTAGTAAATACAATAACGAAATACTCAGTAAAACAAATTGTCCTGTACTTCTGTGCGGTCTCGGAGCAATTCACACCTACTTACCTGATTCTGATAAAGTCAGCTTAAAAGACGTTAGAGGTAAAGTACACAGAATAAATGGTAGAGATTGGATTTGTACATTTAACCCAGCTGTAGTCCAGAGAGGTATTTTCTACATTGAAGGTACGAAGAAACCTGACACCTGTTTTGATAGCTTAGTTTGGCACTTTACTAGAGATTTACTATTTGTAAAAAGTGTTTTAAATTAATGGGGATTATTAAAGTGTATTTCGAAGAAAGTAAGCAAAATAGAATAATCTGTGATAACCTATACGAACGTGCCAAAGTATTTATACCCCACTTTGGATGGAGTCTATTTGCAATTGCTAATGGCTACTCAAATCTAGAAGAACTAGAAGCAGACTTGTTATGGGCTAGTGTACTTAACAACAAGCCAAAGCTTGTTAGGAAGAGAGAGATTAGCCATACAAAGGTAATTAATGGGAATGGTATACACATTGAGTTAAATAAGTTTCATCTACTCGGTTTAGATTGTAGAGATAGTGTAAGTGTAATAGAACTGGGTAAAACGCTGTTAATTGCTCCCTGGGAGTCATCAGACTTACTAAAGACTCAAAACTCACCTAGAATAAAGTTTGGTGATGTAGAAGGCATAAATTTGGAGACAGAATAATGTCGTACATACGCCTACTTAGTAAATTATCTACTGGTATAGGTTTTAATACTATTACTTTAAACAAAGCACAACTAAAAGCAGAAGTTAAAGATTTAGAGTACTTTAATAAGAGACCTAACGATTACTGGTATGTTAGACATGTTCTACCTGGAGAGTTATATAACTTACCAAATAGCAAATTTAAATGGTTAATGATATTTAGTGTAAAGATGCCAGGTACAAATGAACGCAAATTATTTAGAATTCCTATTGTTGACAAATATCAAACTCCAAGTAGTCTGGGATTACCTGTTCAAAAGGATAGCATTCTATTAAACGAAGAAGAGCTATATACTATTCTTCTCATATCCGAAGCTTATGTTTGGAAAAGGGATATGCCTCAATGGCAAAAGCGTTTAGCTGAACTCGAAGAGTTGGATAAAAGCATAAAGGAACTAAATAAGATTAAGCAGCAGATTAAACAGATTAAATTTCCAGAAGAATCCGAGCCCTTACGACCTAGGACAGAAAAATGGATGTACTAAAGTTCTCTTCAGCTGAGGAGTTTAATGAGAAATACAACTTATTATTACCAGACACTCTAGAAAGTACCCAAGCACATAAACAAAAGATTAGACAACTACAAGCGATATGTGAGAGGTACTCCCTAAGAACACCTTGGCCTCATCAATTAATTTACGCCTCCCTATTTAGTTTAAGGAAACGTAATTTACTGGCTTGGGGATTAGGTACAGGTAAAACTGCAACAGCTATTTACATACTGTACTTAACCTATCTAGATAATTTTCATAAGCTAAAACCTGGTTCTATCCTTATAGTTACACCTAATCAAAATGTGTGTAACCAAGTCTGGATGAAAGAACTTACTACTCTTGGTCTAGGTAAGTTTTCTGCTTATGTAAACTCGTATAATTCCATCACAAAGTGCGATAAACCAATTTGGGTGATGCCTTATAGATTACTAATTAACCAAACAAAAAAAGGTCTAGCTTTAAAAAGGGCAGGCCTAGGTTTACGTACTAACGACAAAACAGGTAAAAAATACTTTCTAGGTGAACAAGTATATAAGTACATAAATAAAGTAGTTAAACCTAAATTCCTAATTGCAGATGAGGCACATAGATTAGGAGATAACCTTAGTCAAACATCCAATGCAATGAGAGAAATAAGCAGAAGATGCAGACATGTTTTGGCTTTGACAGGATCTCCTTTAGATGGATACATCAGATCTTTAGCCTCTGTTCTAAGTTTTATATATGGAGAAAATAATGAGCTATTTCCATATAAAGTAGATACTTTTGAGAAATTATTTAGTCAAACAGTACAGGTAAATCAAGACTACAGAACTGGTAAAGCAACTGGAAAACTTAGAAAACTACCAGGTGTAAAAGCATCTAAACTTAGTTTGTACTTTCATGGTATTAGACACCTTATACATAGATTGACTATTCAAAACGAGATTGTAAATAAGTATGTTAAGTATCCAACTGAAATTAAACAGAGATTAAAAGTAGATCTAAGCTTTGAGCACAGTAGGTTATATAAAAATGCTATTTTCTCAAGAGAAAATTTACTGAAGCTTGTCAAACAACTAGACAACAATGAGTTGGATATAGATAAGCCAGGTATAAATAGAGCTATAGCAATTAGGGAACTTGATTACCTAAAGCAGATAGTAAACTGTCCTTGGAATGTTATAGACACTAGAAAGATTAATATAAAAATCGAAGATATTTCAAAAGCTCACTTATGTAAATCAGTTGTTGAAAAACATTTAGCACTAGGTCACAAGGGAATTATATTTATTCACCATGTAGCAGTTGGATTTCAACTAAAACAATTTTTAGAAAATCAACTAAAAATAAAGATTGCGAGAATTTATGCTACTGATAAGTACTCGAGACCCACAGAGATGTCACTAGATGACAGAGAAAGACAAATTATTGAATTTCAAAACGATCCTGATATTAAACTGCTTATTACTAATACAGAGTTATGTAGTGAGGGATTAAACTTAGTAGAAGCTACATACGGTATATTCTACGATTATGGTTGGAAATCAGTAGCTATAGAACAGGCATCTAAAAGGTACGCTAGACCAGGACAACTTAGTCAGGAAGTGTATACGTATTATTTAGAGTCAAATAATACGGTTGATACTTATGTACTAGATACACTTTTAGCTAAGACATCAACAAATAGTAAAGTTTTAGATTTAGACTTTAGTGCTTTAATGTGGCAAGCAGAGAAAGCTATAGAAGTAGAGGATATAAGTAACCTAGGTTTTATATTGAAGAATACAGTGAACTTTTGTGATATACCTACTACTACCTAAAGAGTTATGGAAGATAGACGAACATATATCATAAAAACAGAGAATCCCGATTGTTGGTATGAAGTCTCCAACTACAATACAGCTTCTTTAAAACCAGGTATAACAATTGCATGTGTAACCAAAGAATTTGATATCTGCGAATTAATAAGCATGAGTAGAGAAACTGCAGCCGAGATAGTAAAGATAATTTCATCTATGTTGGATGAAGAATAAGAATAGCACCAAAATAAATATTAACTCCTATAACTACCTATAAAAACCATTCTAGGTTTGCTGCGTTATATGCAAACCTAGAATGGTTTTAGACTTTATTCCTATAGATTTTACTCTGTTGTATCGCTAGTCAACACTTCGTTTGCTTTATTCTCTACCTTGCTTAAGTTAGAGAGTTTAAAGCACTTTGGTTTTTCAGACTCAAGCCGCTCTACATAAATATGTAGAATCCCATCTTGGTATTCTACTTTCGTAGTATCTGGATTTAGAGTAAAAATATGACTTGTACTAAACTTCTTAGATACTTCTCCTGGTTCGCAGTTAAACCCAGGTATTACTCTAGTTAACGCTTTTACACTTATACTATTACCATCTACTTGTACCTCAATAGATTCAGGCTTCAAACCAGGAGCTTTTATATACACATTGAGATTATCATTTGTTTTTACATATCTCATGGGATAATAAAACTGATCTTGGTAGGAACTGATATTCGGAATTAACATTGCTCTGTAAGGCGGATATAGGTTATAGAATAGGGGGTCAAACAATAAGTCTGTGTACATAAACTATGGCTCCTAAGAAGCGAATAAATTACATATACAAACTAACAAAAGAGTAAAGAACGAGAATTCTAGTTTTCTATACAAAGGAATTAGTAATTTCTAGAATTCAAATAAGAAACTGTGAATAAGTCTAATGCTACAAAACATGTCTAATCTAAATCGAAACTATGCTGATCTACTCAGACCTACTAAACTTAGTGATATTAAAAGTCAGGAGTTTGCCGTTAATCTTGTTACGAATATGGTTAGAGAAGGCAACTGGTCTAATCGTCTGTTGATAACCGGTGACACTGGAACCGGTAAGACCAGTTTAGCTTTTATCATCGCTAAGCTCTTTCTGTGTAACCAACCTAATAAAGAGAATTTAGTTCCATGTGGTGTGTGTAATAACTGTCAGTTATGGAGAGAATCTACACCTCCAACACATCCTAAACTAGTTTTTATTGAAGCTACAACACAGGGAGGTAAAGAAGATGCATCCATAATCACCGACGTTATGTACTCTGCAGGAGGAAAGCGGGTCTTACTGATAGACGAGTGTGCAGAGCTTACAAAAGCAGCACAAACGTTATTACAAGTCCCTCTAGAAACCGTAATGCTAAAGAACAGCAATCTACTTCTCATTGCCTGCACAGCCTATCCACAAAATTTAAAAGTGGATTTTAGACACAGATTTACTCCTATTAAATTCAGAAGTATACCAACTGCTGATTTAGTTGAACTTGGTAAACAAGTGCTAGATGACCTAAATATCGAATATGAAGACCTCGCTCTAGCCTGTATTGCTAACCACTGTGAAAATAGTTACAGAGGCTTTTTAACAAGCTTAGAGGCGTTGGTTAAGTCTCTGCCTGATACAGAAGAAAAGATACTAGACGAAGCTCATTGTTGTAACTACTTTGGAGTATTAACCAATAAAGCTAGAACCAATTTGATAAATCTAGTTCTATCCGGTAAGTTTAACGAAAAACATATAGCAAAGCTAAGAGAGAAAAATATAAATGCAGCAAAGTTTGCTAAGGACTTACTTGCTGATGTTATTAACTTAAATCTAGCAGGTAAACTAAAGGACGCTAAACTTGTTTACCAGTTAATCAGAGATGTACTAATTGTGGATCAGCGCTACCAATTTGATATGCTAGTTTTTGCTTTACAAACCCTAAGTAATACCGCCAATGAATCAAACAACAAGAGTATATAGAGTAGTTGGAGACTACAGCTATTTATTTGATTTAGAAGATCTAGAAGTATTAAATACTAATGACCTAAACGAACTATATAACTTTTGTTTTAGTAAAAACAAATTAGCTAGAACTAAAGCAGATAAACATAAAACTAAATTGGTATTTACGGAACTGAGTGAACTACCTAACTTTCCAGCTGATTTAAGTGAATTAAAAATACCACAAGATATTTACTTAGTTTACTTAGGTAGTGAATCAAATCTCAATTGGCCAAATCAAATAGAAGAAGCAAAATCGCCTTACACCAAGGAATATATAGTCAAACATCTAAGCAGTTTGTTTAAAATACCTTACAAAACTAGTGAGTACTTTTACGAAAGTTGTGGGGGCAGATACAGTACAATCTGTAATTGGACTGTATTGTTAAAACCTAAAATAGAACTGTCGGAGCTTTATGATTTAATTGAAGGTACAGGCAATTGCAACTTAAATACCTTACTAAGTCAGATTGCCAATAAAAAGCCTTTAACAGAATTGTTAAAGGTCAAATCAGCACTAGATGCTCATAAAGGCTTTAACTACATTATGGTTGCAGCTAAACCTGTCTTAGCTGGAATAGCCTCAATTGTTTGGCAAAAGTCTAAAGAGAGAGGAACAACTGAAGTTGACTTTATTCTGTTTATGATTTGGTTATCAGAGTGTTATAACAAAAGAAATAAGAAAACAACTGTAGCAAATAAAAGATCAACCAATGTACTAAATATGGTACCTGATCTATCTGATTTAAAAGAGTTAGATAAACTACTTAGTGGCAATCTAATCTAAGTTATTTATTGTTGCTTTACCAAAAGATTTGGTTCTAAACTCCCTTTTATGGTAGATTTGTGCTAAACTAGAGTTATCAAACTAAATACTTGGTTTCTGTTTTTAGTTTGCTATTAGAGGATAGGATACTTCTATACTTTAAAAACTGATGTGGAAATTCAGTAAGACCAGTTCGCTGGTATTAATCGACGAAACGTAAAGAATTCCTAAACTTAGATTAGGAATGTGTCAAAATAAAGAAGGAGAATAGATTTTGGATTATTAATAATCTAAAACATTTTCTAGTTAAGTACATACACCTCATATAGGTAAACTTATGCCAGTTCGTATACCACCTCCAGTACCGGAAACTACAGATAACAACGGTAACAACAATAACAATTCAAATCCAACCTACCTTCTTAACAGATATGCTTATTATAAAGTTCCTGTAGGTCTAGGTAGAGAATCCAACAATAGGGAATATGACTATTTCATTGATTTAAGTATTACCTCAGGTAAGTACTCTATTTCCAAGAAAAATAATTATCAGCTTCCAGAAACTCACCGCACCTTTAATGAACTGCAAGACAGTGATGGTGTTCCAGGTGTAGTAAGTACAAGAGTTATTGAGGGTAGTATCTTTTACTATGGTGGTCAGTTTACTAACTACGCTACGAAATGCCGTAGTGATAGTTACTTAGCTGATATTGAACATATTGAAGCTTCTCCTCTTACACAAGAAGATAAAGAGAAATATATACAAGATAGACCCCGAATTAAGGGGTTATGGATTCAGCCATTAAAGCCAAATAGTTACAACTCCAGTGATCACACCGTAATTAATTACTACGATCCACACGGCTTAAACCGTGTTGATATGCGTATTCCTAGTGGAATTGTTGTACCAGCTAATCAGGGCATTCCCTGTAGAGAGTGTGGGTTGTGTTTTAAAAAGCAAGAGAATGAAGAATTCGATGATTTTAAAGGTCGAGCTGAGTACTACTTGTACATTCTAATTACAAAAGTAGGCGGTACACAGCTAAAACAACCATTTCCTGCTAGGATTGTTACTACAGGTTCTGCATTTCCAAGTGTACACAGTTTACTTTATAATTTGTCTTCTGTCGATCCGACTAGGGAGATTAGAGATCATTTAGTAAAGCTAACTTTAAAAGCTGTGATGGGTAAGAACGGCCCATTACCAAATTGCTACTCTATTAATCATGAGATAGTGGGTGAAACAAGTAAAGATCAATTAAAACTCATTGATGAGATAGTTGAACTTAACACTTATAAGCCAGATAACAATAAGTCTAGTGCAGAAACTCAATCTGCAGATACAAATAAAAAAGTAAAAACATCTAAAAGACCTCAAAAATCAGAGGGTGATGAAGATGATTTTGATTTTTAGTTAGACTTGAATAAATAAAGTCAAATGCATTGTTAGTTAGCGAAATCTAACTAACAATGCATTTATAATAATTGCACGAATAAAAATTATTGTTATATGGTAAAATATACTCGCCTATTTGAGTAATTTTTAAGCAGTAATGCTAAATAATAGGCTGTGATTAAACACACTTCATAGTCAAAATAAGTAAGTAGTATTAACTGAACCAGCTGTCTAAAATATGAAGAATAAGAAAATTATAATTGAATTAAAAAACCAGTACTGTAAAATCTTATCTAAACTAGATGAAGTTACAGCAGAGGCAGTATATACACAACTTGCTTATACCGATAAAGAACTTCTATATCAGTCTAAAACAGATCCATCAATTAATCCATATTTTTCTTGCTTTAACAACAAAGATCAAACATTTTTAACCGGTGTACTCGACAGAGTTATAAAGGTAATAAAAGAGCTAGGTTTAGAGATTGAGTTTGTTAATAACTATGAAGGAATTCTCTTTGAAAGTAAAGTCAATGAGGAAATACATCCGTATAATAATTTGAGATACTACCAGCTTAACTCTATTTATAAAGCTCTTGAGCATAAAAGAGCAACTATCAAATTACCTACTAGATCAGGTAAAAGTGCTACTATAGCAGGTTTAGTTAAACTACTTCCTGGTCATGGATTTATAACTGTTCCGAGTAAAGAATTGCTATATCAACTAGCAAAAGACATTTATACTTGGATAGATGAACAACCAGGACTAATTGGGGATGGTTTGTTTGAGGTAGCCAGAATAAATATAGGCACTCCTAGAAGCATTATAAACAGAATTAGAGAGTTTAATGAGTTTCACGATTTTGCTAGAGAAGCTAATTGGCTAATAACCGATGAGTGCCACTTAACTGCTGCTGATACTTATTTAACCTTAAGTGATTACTTAACTAAACGAGCTTACAGTATAGGTTTCAGTGCAACGCTTTATAGGGAGGATGGTAAAGATTTACTGCTAGAAGCAGTAAATGGTCCACTAGTATACTCAGTGAGTAGTACTGAGCTAATAGAGCATGATCCACCTTACCTGACAAAACCAAAAGTTAGAATGATTGACTGTCCTATACGTCATAGACGACCTTACAGAAGCTCTATTAATCCTCCATTCAAAACCGTATATAGATACGCTATAACTAACAATCAATACCGAAATCAACTTATCGTAAAACATGCCTTACAAGCTGTTGAATTAGGCATGTCACCAGTATTAATTTTAGTTCAGAATATAAGTCATGGTAGGCAGCTACAAGAGTTATTTAAGAAAGAAAATAAGAAGGTAAAATTTATATGCTCTAACAGTAAGGAAAGGCAAACGGAGGTCAAGGAGATATCTCTTGGTAAGACAGATATTTTAATTAGTTCAAAAATATTAACAACTGGAGTTAATATTAAACCACTAAGAACACTTATTTATGCAATGGCCGGTCGAAGTAGAATATCAACTATACAGGCAGCAGGAAGACCACTGACTTTATTTCCTGGTAAAGAGGAAGCCTGGGTTATTGACTACTACGATCTAGATGATATCTACATCAGTAGACATAGTGAGATTAGATACCAGGCTTACAAAGAAGAATATAGTCAATATGTAAAAAGAGTGAAGAATACGGAGTTGCACTTAAGGGACATCTTCTGTAGCCATGAATCCAAAAAACAAGACTAGTTATGCAGAGGAACCTAATCTCAGCAAGCTAATTACAGCAATGCAAAAAGCAAATGGATACCGTGCTAAATCAAGTGATTTAGCAAAACTACTAAATACTTCTCAACGACATATTGTTCGTGAATTGAAGAAGTTAGAAACATGTGGTATTGTACAACAAATAAAAACTAAACCTAAAAAAGCCTCAATTTGGGAGGTTAAACCTATATACCAACAAGCATTGCTACTAACACAGTCTATACAACAACCAACATTACCATCTCCTTTTGCTAATCTTCAGAAAGATTATATTACAAGAAAAGAATTCTACAACATTATTGACTCTCTATATACAACCATCTATGAACTAAATTCACAGATGATCTTAGCAAACCAATCTTTAGAGTTAATTAAAATGTATTGGCGTAGAGTTCTTAATAATGATAAAGATAGACCAGGTACAGCATTTACTTCCTTCTAGGTTATGTATCTACAACCTAATCAAATCGAAGAATTGAAATCCGAGGTAACAATACATCGGATTTTAAATTTTTCAAGTAGAACAACCAGGATCAACTGCGTATTGCCTGGACATACAAATGATATGTCTAGAGATATGTATGTTGATCCTAATGGACATTACTTCTACTGTCATAAGTGCAAACAAGGTGGTGATGTAATAAAGTTAGTACAACTAATAAAAAACCTATCTAGGGGAGCAGCAATAGATTACATAGTCACTAACTATAGCTCACGTAATTTTGAACTAGATTCAGAAGAATTAAAAGAGAGAGACAAGATCTTAACCGAGGTATTAAGGTTCTATCAAGATTGTTTTAATAATTCTATAGAGGCAAAAGAATACGTTTCTAGTAGAGGTTGGTCTGTAGAATTATTTAGTCAGTTTGGTGGTTATGATTCAGGGGAGCCATTATCTAAAATCTTTAATGTCGACATACTTCTCAAACACGGATTAGTGAAAAACTACGGTGATTTAAGAAACACTTTAGAGAATAGAATAATCTTCCCACAATACAATACTACAGGTTACCTAGTACAGCTTTTAGGAAGGTCAATAGACCCGACCTGCAATACGAAGTTGATTCCATTGCCATGTAAAGACAAACAAGTTTTTAAGTTCAGTAACTATCTATTTAACGAACCTATACTAAGTGAAAATCCTAATTACATTTTTATATGTGAAGGTCAATCCGATACCTATACACTGATGGAGTTAGGAGTAAATGCAGTTGGTTTAAGTGGAAATAGTAATCTATATAAACACGCATATAAGTTTAGGCATATTCCAAACATCGCTATTTTATTAGATTCTGATGAACCTTCACAAAAGAGACTACCTGGTGAAACTCTACAGCTTCTGTATAAACTAAAAGCACTCAAAAGCTCTTCTAGAGTGTTTATTATTGATTTACCTAAGCTAGATGGTGTAAAAGATGTTAACGATATAAAAGTTAAATTTGGATTAACTAAAAAGGAAGTAAGTAAGTTTAAAAGAACACCTGCTATAGACTATTTAATGTCTATTTATGCTAAAGATCTCGATAGTCATATAAATCTACTTCCTCTACTAGATGACACAAATCTATTGAAGTTTAGTGAGCTTTCAGGTATTTCTGTAGAAACATTACAGTATGCAAGAAGAATCACTAGTCCAATTCGATGATCACCAAAGTAGAGTTATAAACAGTACAGAGAAAAATATTATTGTCTTAGCAAGAGCAGGAAGTGGTAAATCTACAGTACTTATTAAGAGAGCAGAAAGACTAAATAAAATTAGTCCTGGTAATACCTTATTGATCTCTTTTAGTAGAGATGTAGCGGAGGATAACGAAAAGAACAAGCTAAGAGAGTTAAAATTTAAATCTGGTTACGAAGTTAAAGCTAAAACAATACACAGCTTGTCTCTGGAGCTCTTAAACAAATATAATCCACACAAACTTAAACTAATTAATAGAAACTTCTGTATATCATTTTATAGGGATCTATTCGGAGATTGGGACTACACAAATACAAGTAAAATAGAGTATTTGTATTGGCTTGACTCAAATCTACCACAAGATTATACCTATACAGATATAAAGAAACTAGTTATAAAGCGCTTTACGTCCTTTTCTGTTAGTAGGCTAGCTGAGTTAATTAACTTAGTTAGAAGTGAAAGAAAACAAAAGGGATATATATTAGTTGGAGAAATTTTAGAGCAAGCTAAACATTTACCCAAAACTGTTTGGCAGTCTTTACAGATAAAGCATTTAATGATCGATGAAGCTCAAGATATTTCAATCGAGCAGCTAGACTTACTGAAGCCAATTATCGAACAAGCAAGTACTGTTACAACAGTTATGGATAATTGGCAGGAGATTTATGGATGGGCTGGATCAGATTCAAAGGTATTAATCGACTACTTGATGAGTCTCAAAAACTTTGTTTGCTATCCACTTCTATACAACTATCGATCTGCTCTTAATATTGTTAGGTTAAGTAATGAATTGTTAACAAGCAGTAACGATAATAATACGATACAGCCAACAAAACAAATAGGTGGCCTAGTTAAAAAAATATCTGAACAGGAATTTACAGACCTCATAAGGCATTTAAATAATACGAATAATCTTGATAATACAATTATTTTGTACCGCAATTACAAATGCTTAGATAAAATAAAAAAGCATTTAGAAGGTATTCCTTATACTGACAACTGTTACACGTATTCTAAAAACATAGAGTTAGTCTTTAACTATTATCGGCTTTTGTTTTATATCAATCCACCAAAGTACGTTTGGACTTCTGTAACTAGATCTAGCAATTTAATTGGTTGGAGAGTTTCCGAATACATATGGGAAACTACTAAAGGAAGACCTTTAATTGGTATAGAAATACCAGATGAACCTAATCTAACGAGACTATACAAGTCATTCTGCAATAATGCTCGTATATTACGTGAACATATAATAAACTCTAAACCAGCAGATTCGATCGATTTAATTCTAAACTTTATTAAAATAAAAGACTTAACTAATGAAGAACTAGATTTACTTAATAAATACAAAGATCTATTTAGCCAATGCTTTGGCGTACATGACGTGCTTGAGATAATAGATAGTAAAGATAAAGTATTTGCTAAGAAAAGGGGGTTAGTACTAAGTACAATTCACAGAGCTAAAGGCTTAGAGTACAATCGAGTCTTCTTATGGGCAGACCAATTACAAGGAAATAGAGGCGGAGAAGAACTAAGATTAGAATATGTAGCAGTTACAAGAGCTAAACTAGAATTCTTCCTTGTAGGTACAAATAAATATAGTAGACTAGAGAAGTTAATGCAGAGCTGGTCTAGCTGATAATGATTTTAGCTGGCATAGATCCTGGATTAAACGGCGGTATATCTATAATAAAAGTACCTAAAAAGATTGATCCAACAAAACTAAGTGAAATATACCAGAACGCTGTAGTCTATTCCCTGCCTAACCAAAAGATTAAACTCCACCTAAGTACAAAAACAGGTAAATCTTCATCTCAATCTAGAATAAACATAGATCTTCTAAAGAAATATATTACTGATCACCAAATTACTCATTGTTACTTAGAATATCAACAAGCAAGGCCAAACCAAAGTTCTATAAGTACAGCTACAACATTTCTAAACTACGGCATCTTATGGAGCTTGTTAAAAGTTTTAGGTGTTAATACTACAGAAATCTCACCTCTACAGTGGCAAATAATTTTTACACTAGAGCCATTTAGAACTTTATTAAGTAATGCAAAAGTAACTGGTAAAGACAGAGCTATAACTATTGCTAAGGCAAATAATATCAATCTAAGACCAAAGAAGCGCTCTAGACAAGATAATGATGGATTAGCAGATGCATTTTGTATTTCGCTTTATGGTCTTTTTAAAGAGACTAACTATCTGTAAGTGCTAAAATAATATGAGCACTTACAGATATAAGCGGAAATAAAATGCCTTATATAATAACAACAAAAAATACAAATGCAGATAAATTAAAAGCAGTCAGCCATAGTAAACTTTATACATATACTAAGTGTCCTTTTCTATATAAACTAAAGCATATTGATAAGGTCTTAGTTAGTGAGAGGAAGTCATATTTTGAGTTGGGCACTCTAGTACATAGAGTATACGAAATACATTACCAGAGTGGTCTTAGTATTTTAGATAGCTTTGAGCAAGCTAAAACTGAATTTATACACAGTTTAAGAGTTGATATTGAACTTGTTAACCAAGCTATAGAAGGCTATGAAAAGTTATCTTTCTTAGCTAGTGAAGAATGTGTAGATAAACAACAGTGGATACGCAATAAAGAAGGTGAGATATATAAAAAACCTTCTCTATCCAGCAGTTGGAAAGCCAAAGCCAATGAATTAGGAATTACAAATATAAACATGCAAATAAAACAGCAGCTATTAGGGACTAATCCTGAGTATGCCGATTTAGATATAGCTGAAATTATCAGCGAAGCAAAGCAACTATGCAGTAATTATAAATTACCTAACTGGATAAACTGTATAGACCCTGATTATGTTGAGTTTCCAATATCTCAATTAAAAGAAACTGTTATTGTTAATCCAGTTTTATTGGATGAAGAAACTTATTTTACAGGTGTTATAGACTTTGTAGGTTATACAAATACAGGTCAAGTAGTTATAGGAGACCACAAGACCGATAATGAACCACCGCCTACTCCATCAAAAGTTGAGGCAAAGCCACAGTTAAATCGTTATGCTTGGGCTTGGAAGCAGTTAACAGGTACTCTTCCTAACTTCCTGGCTATTCACCACGTAAGAAGTGGTAATTGGGTAGCAGCACCTGTAAATCCCAGTTATGTGGAAAAAGCCTACCAAGACATGTTAAGTATAAGTAAAGCAATGGACAACGAGATTTTTTATATGAGAAATCCAGATGAGTATGACAGTCCTTGTTGGAAATGCGAAGCCCTAAAAATATGTTGGCCTAAACTAATTTTGGAAAGGCAGTAACAAACTCAATAGAGTAGATAAAATGGGGCCTAGATTAGGCCCGTTTTTTCGTTATAAGCCATGGTTTAAGTTCAGTAGTATATGACAAGCCCTTCTGACAATAGTTTGTCTAAATCCCAAATTAACTGGATTAACAGTTGTCTACGCACTGTAGAGAAGCATAACTCATTTGGTAGAGTTAGTATTATAGCTGTAGCAATAAGGTCTGGGAGAATTATAGGAATAGGTTACAACTATTTTCCACGTAGAAGACCTGGCAAAGGCATCTATAACTTAATGGGAACACATGCAGAAGCTGACTTATTATCAAAATGTGATATAAGTAACTGTACAGTTTATATAGTGGGCAGAACAAATAGTAATATTTTAAAAACAACAAAACCGTGTCCGAGATGTAATAACCTTTTAATTAACTCTAAAGTAAAACAAATTGTTTATAGAGATACAGATGGAAGTTGGGTAAAAAGAAAACGTATAGAGTTAACACCACAATTTGTTAAAGCTATAGTTGTTTAACTATCCCGCTAAATTAAGGCTGGGAAACAAAAGATCATGGATGATATCAATGACTTTAAGTTTAAAATTCAAATTTTAGCCCGTTGTATAGGATCTGCTCTTGGTTTGGGTTGTCCTATTCGCATTAAGATTTACTACTCCAAAACCAGTTTACAGAACACGGTTAGAACTGAAAAAAATTAGTGTTATAATAATGTTACTTTTGTATCAAAATCTCTTGACAATATGTATCAAAATGTGTAATACTCTATCTAAAACTATATTAATAAGAGGTTTAGAACTATTCCTAGCGCAAGAGAAGACCATAAACAACTACTAAAATACTTGAGATACGGATACCCACACGGTAGAGCATTCTTCCATCCGCTACAGAAAAGTTGGTATTCAGCTAGCACTATACGTAATGCTCTAAGTATTCTATCTCAAGCTGATCCATGGTTATTTAGTCTACTATGGTACTACTACGCTAGTACAGTAAGTAGAACTAATATAGCACTATACAAATTTATCGATAGCTCTACGTTCAAACGTAAAATAAATCTGCTGCTTAACAAAATATCTAGTTTAATTGCTCCATTTGGTCTTGAAAGAACTCCAACTTATATTTGGTTAGAGAGTAATAAACCAATACAATTTGAACACAAAGCCATCTTAAACTATCTAAGAAACGATTTCTCAAAAGGTCACTCTTTTACACATCCAATACGCAATGAAACTATAAAAGCACCTCAAATGCAACATGCATTGTGGGAGTTAAAACAAAATCAACCGGAATACCATTCACTAATAAACTACTACATAAAAACTAATCTAAGATCAGCCAACATTGCTGCAGCTAAACAACACGATTACGGTACACTTGCGCGTAGAACAGCAAAAGTTATTAATATGTTAACTCTATACTCATTTGAAAGTGAGCTAATTCCAAAGAAAGACAATAGAATAAGACTATACCCTGATAGTGAATAGGTATTTAAGCAAACAAAATAGATATAGATACAGGTTACCTGGTGGTGTTTATAGAATATACGGAGACTCGAGAATACACCTTAAAGGTGTAATTGAAGAGATTGATGAGCATAGAAAGTTTTTCTGGTTACTACCAAACCTAATATATAGACTATATAAGACAGAAGATCCTGATAAAAAGCTAAATAGTCAGGAGGTAAAAGTTTTATTAAGAAACATTTACCCAACTCTCGCTACAAAGATTCTTAGATACTTGAATTTAAGTGATGAAGACCTAAGCTTGATAATGGACTACAGACCAATTAAAGATTTATATTCACTAATACAAGAGTTTTTCGAAGCTGTTGAGGCTAAAGTAGAACTACTTAAAAAGACTCGTCCAATGTTAGTTCTAAAGTCAATGCGACTATTTAGAAAGACAGTTCTTGTCGCAAACAGACTTGCAGAAGAAAATAAAGCCTACATGAATCAAAGAAAAGAACAGGAGGAGATTTTAGACATACTAGATACTGAAGTTCCTGGAATAAAGTTTTACGTATTAACTCAGATGGAGAAAGACATAGAAGTTCCTATATACATGAGGTCTGATTCTGAGTTAAGTAAGCTTTACACAAAGACTATCATTACCGAGTTAATTAAACATAAAGAAGAATCAGAGAATTTAACACAACTAAAACCTACTTTACCAGAGGATTTAGAAGAGAAGATAAATGAACAAGTACAAAAGCAAAAAGGTAATTACATTAACTTAGCAGGTAGTACACTTACAGATAGAGATCAAATTACTCGTCATCCTTTAGTTGGTGCAGAAATTGTTAGAGAGAGAGTAAAAGGTTCAAGTGTTGCATTAACGGCTCAAAAACTAGGATTGGAAGTCTCTGATGTAGAAAGATTCTGGAGATACTATGAGAGCCTGTCAGACTCTGCTAAGCTAGCCTACAATAAAAGAAATGTATTCAATTGGCATGCTCGTCTAGAAGAACACTTTAATGACTTATGGGAGCAAATTAACTCCCTTCCTGAGTATACAGAAGATGGAGAGGTAAATGAACTATCTCAAGACCTCTGTTTAGCCTTTATGGAGGAGGTACTAGTGACATTAGACTCATATCAAAAAATATTAGCGACTGTCGCCAATAGCAGTTCCGTTGAGTTATTTAGCTATCATGTTGATCAATACCTGCAAGAACACGCACTTCCTAGTAAGTTGCCGATTTTATTAAATAAGCTTAATGAGTTTCAAAGGGCTAAGTTAACTTAATCTACATAAGTGTATGCACACTAAAGTTGTTTTAAACACAAGGGAATTTAGGTATCTTCTTAACAACATTGGTTCACATTTAATCATTTTCAGCAAAAAGACAGGTATAAGAAACCAATATCCAGATGTTCTAACAAATAAGTACGGAAATTTATTTTTACTGTATACAAAATCTATAGTAAATCTATACCAAAAGTATAACTACCAAAGTACAGAAGAGTTAGACAAAATTGTATCAGATCAATTAGAAGATCCACTATTTGACATAATACACAATATAATTAACTTTGATCCTAAAATAGCAAATAAACTCTTTTCTAAGAATGCTATAGAATTTTACAGTCAACAAAACAGTGAATCAAAATTAAACTGGTTAGTATTTAGCTATAGTACTCTTTTAGGCTTTATTAGCTGCAGTAACTTAACTAGAACTAATTACAACGCTGAATTATTTGTATATCCGAAAAAACTAACAAAAACATCTAGAAAACACCTCAGAGTAATGAGAATCTCAGCTAATAAGCTGAGTATCATTTTATTTCGTGAACAAGATCCTCTTAAACTATACGATAATCAAAAATCATATTTAGTAAATGTTATTCAAATGTACCCGAGTTTAACTAGATTTAGCGAGATTATCAATCTCCTATTCTTTACTTTTAGAAACGAAAGTAAAAGACATAAACTAAGTGTACAACAGTGTAGACAAATACTTAGAGCTTTAGCAGAATGCGTACAAGAAAAATTGATTAAAGCTCCATACCTAAAAGGTGCAGTAGAAGTTAGTTTTGTTACGGGTACCACTGGTAAATATCACTTAAGAAAAATTGATACTAATTACATCATTGTCATTTGTAAAAACAAGCACAATAAATATGGTTTCAGATATATAAACTTTACCAAAGCTCAGCCCTATGTAATCAGTAGTCCATATATCTACAACAAAAGAAGTGAGTTTATAGAGTTTAAAAGAAACTGTGAAAAACTGCAACCCTGGCTCAGTATCAAGGATTAGCAGGATCAGTATGGCTATTTGGATTAGAGTTTTGTATAGCCGGATCACTATTCATAACCTGTTCTTTTCCTCTATTAAACTTTAAAAATGTCTGTACATTCTCAATTAGATTAGTAGGTATTAGTTTGGAAGTTAACTCTGCAGAGGCAATAACAGCAGCAGCTGTGGGCGATATTTGTACGATTGCTGCTTTTGTTGCAGCTATAAGTGTAGGTTCTACGTACTGTTTAGCTGGATCAACAGTTCCTCTACCTCTATTATTTCTTACATCTCTAGGATTACCTAAGTTAGGTTGTATAATGTCAACTTGTCTTTGTTGATTTGTGTTTTGGTTTGGTCGACTAGGTTGTTCCTGTAGTTCTTTTTCTTGCTTAGCAACTTTATTCTTTTGTTGCATTTGTTGCTCATACATCTGTTGTGCTAAGTAGTAAGACAATCCTTGATACGGACCGTCTTTTAGAACTTCTTGGTCATCGGCTAGTATAATGCTTCTGATTAACTTTAATCGCTCTTCTTCAGCCTGATTATTTAAATTAGTTAAATCTCTAGCTAACTCATTAATACGATAAGCAGAGTGTACAGCATCAATTAATGCATTTCTTACTGCATGTACAGGCTTATCATCTAAAGCAATTTGCTGCTTTAAAAGCTCTACCTGTGTGTTAATATATTCGTCTGTCAACTTATCTATGTTATTTTGTAGATTGTTAACTAGACTATTTCTCCTTCTAGTTAGTCTCTGTCTCTCCCAAATCTTTGAACGATTGGTAGTGCCTGATAAACTCCGTATGGTTTCTTCTAGACCAACTATATTTGCTTCTAAATTAGCTCTAATTAAAGCCTCTACAGAACCTCTAACAGAGCTGTATATTTCTCTAATATCCGCTTCTAACTTCCTCTCTGCGTTAATCAGCAATCTAGCAGGTCCTACAGCACCTATTCTGTCTTGTCTTGGTGTTTTTCTCCTCTGGTAAGATGTTATAACTCGCACATTTTGATCATAATATCTAGGAGTTTTCTTAAGAGTATCATTCAATGCTCCTTGTAGGTATGCTTTACTAACTTGGTGACCAACTAAACTACCAGCAGATATCTGAATTGCTAAGCCAGTTACAAGTAATGCAGCAGATGCTGCCCAACCTGGTGGACCTGCAAATGCAGAACCTACAGCAGCTGCATATAATTTACCTGCAATCAAACTTGCTACAACTGCTGATGTAGAAGAAATTAATTGTTGTTGTGTAGCCCTACTGTAATCACCTGCATATAAAGCACCGGTTATAGCTGCACCTTGTGAGGCTATAGGTACAGCCGCTCCACCTAGCTGTAAATTACGAGTTATTACATTATCTACAACAGTAGATCCCATAACAGCTCTTCCTTCAACAGCTGCTACGATACCAGCACCAGCTTTTTCACCTAACAGTCCCGAAGAGCCTGCTATATAAATAGCTCCTGTAGCTAAACCAACACCAACTGTTTGTTCTGTATTTAGGTTAAATGTTTGTTGAGCTACTCCTGCAATTGTACCTGCTATATCATATGCATTACCTGCAGAGTTTACAAAACCTGAACCAGTTCTAAAGGCTTGTGCATTATCTACAACTGCATTAGGAACAGTAGCTACCGAAGGTAAAGTAAAGTCATTACTAAATGTATACCTTTGTCCTGTAATACCTACAGGCTGACTAACTACAGGATTTGTATATAAACTATACTGATCTCCTCCAGTAAGCTCAAAACGTGTACCTAAGGTATTTAAGTCTAAGACAGGGGGATTAGCTACAGGATCAACAAAGTCTAAGCTACCTTTTACAGGATATTTATTACTGTGTTTATAGTCCCCAAAGAGATTCTTTTGATTAGACTGCGTTAAAGGTAGCTGACGATTACTTACACTGTCTTGAATTTTTATTCTCTGTGATACATCTGCATTTCTTGGTAAATCTGTATTAGACAGTGTTTTATTAGACTCTACTAAACCAGATTCTAGTAAACCACGTGGGTCAGTAGTATTAAAGCGGTTTAGATTTTTCCTTCTTACAAAGGCTGTTCTCTCATCTATAGATTTAGAAACCTTTATTGTAGAATTAGATACATCTTGTTCTGTTGTTTTACTAGATAAAGTAGATACAGAGTTCTTTGAATATAAAGTTGGTGCAGCTTCGCCAATACTAAAGAAATCAAACTTATCGTAAACAGTTTTAGCTAATTCTTTGTATGCTTCTCCGAATGGATACGTAACAAACTCATCATACATCTTAATTTTAAGTACATTTAATGCATCCTCAGCTAACTTCTGCTGACGTGGATCGGATAGATCTAACTGGTTAATGTAAACTCTAACTTCACCCTTTAGTTCGGCAATGGAACCTAAAATCCTATCTCTAAAAGGGCTTCTATTAACTGCTCTTTCTACATCCTCTAATGTAGAGTGAGCAGCTCCTGCATCTAATCCCTTAACATCGAAATAAAAATGTCCAAGTTCATGTACAACAATTTCTAAATCTTCTAATGTAGCTAGACCTACATTCAACCTGTCATATAGATCTTGTCTTAAACGTATAGAACCTGAAGTAGCACCTTCCTCTCTGTAATATTCACCTAGTTGGTATTCACCGAATTCAGAATAAGGGACCGGTAAAACACTGTCTAGGAGTTCTATATTTACTGTTGGATCAATAGCTCTACTTAACTCTCTTACAAATTCAAGAGCTGTAAAACTTGGTTTTCTGTTAGATGTAAACGCTTGTGTTTTATATAAAGTTTGAGGTGTAAACTCGTTATACTCCAGTGGAGTTGAGCCAGTTAAACTTACAATACGATTTCTTTGTCTACTATCTTTTCTAATTCGTTTAGGAAACCTCTTAGTTAACTTTTCTAGTCTTCTTATAGTTATATCGACATTGCCTTGTGCGCCTTCTGCCTGTCTCTCAAATATAGTTCTTCTAGAAGCTCCGCCTGGCTTTGTTGGTTTATCTAAGTTACCTGTTAGTTTACCTTGTATATCTTGTGCAGCATGTCTAAGTTCGTGTGCCAGAACACGAACCTCTAATTCGGGACTTAGTCCTGATGCTATATATACTTCACCTTTTCTGTAAAAACCTTGTATATCAGGTTTTAACCCCTTTTTAGTAAAATCCTCATTAATATAAACTTTTATCCCTAGTTGATCTGCTAGTTGTAGTAATTGATTTTTCTTCGTAGCTATTTCAGAGGGCTGTAAACCTACTTGAGGTAACTTAGTTACAAGATCATAAGTAATTCTATTTCTGGCTGCTGCTTTGGTATATGTTCTGGATAAACCTGAATATCCCGTTGTATCTTTAATATTATTACGGTTACCTAGTAATTCAACCCACACATCCCATGTATGTTGAAGAGGATTGGTTGGGTTCTGTTGTGTGTATTTGTTATTTCCTATATCATAAAGATTTGATAAACTTGATCTATCATCAGTTGCAGTGTAATTAAAGTCAATGTCAAATCTATCTCCATAGAAATTAATTGTGACTTTACTACCTTCACCTAATTTTTTGTATCCTCCAAGTAGAAGTATTTTTACTTCACCTGGAACTTTATACAAACTATCGTATATATCTACTTCGAGATCAGAAACATCTTTAGAAAACTGCTTTACTGCCCATTCAATAGCTTTTAATTCGCTTCCAGTAGTAAAGTCATAACCAGTAATTAGGTGAGTCAAATCATGTGGTGCTAAATCAGAGGTTTTTAGTTCAGCTATTATACGGTCACCTTCTCTTAAGGTTAAATTTAAACCACCTTCAGTTACAGTAATCTCAGTACTTCTTAAGACCTTTGTACTCTTATCTATTAATCTTGCTTTAATATCTGTAGCTTTAGGCGATCTAGTTATTTTAGTTGCAATACTACGACCTCTTCCTCTATAACTTACTCCTACTTGGGAACGAAGAGTATCGTCAGGAACATCTAAATCTTGATTAAGTAGTTGTATAGGAGTATTAGGTTGAAATAATGCTACATCTGTAGTTTGAGCTTGTATAGCTTTTGAAGTAGTTTGTCGGTCAGTTGGAGTTCTGTCTCCTTCAGGAAATCTACGGAAATTAGGTCTAGTATCTTCTATTAATGCATCCCTAGTTCCTATTTCTCTAACTGGTACAATCGCAGTTCCTACAACACGATTTTGTACTTGATTTGGAATAGGAGAACTTACTCCATAAGGAGAAGATCCTAATTCTGTTGGATATAAATCTAATTTAGGCTGATTTGATTCAAAAGCTTCATTGGTTATCTCGTTAAACCTATATCTGGTACGTGCTTGTTTAATTTTTCTTTTGTTTTGTATACGCTGAGCCTGTAAACGTTGTCTAGCTAAATCTGAAACTTTTGTTTGAGGATCAGTAGATATAGTGCTAGATTGTGTATTTAACTGTTCATTTATGAGTGATTCTCTTACAGCTCTTTTCTGCTTCTTAATTTCATTTATTTGAGCAACTTTTTCCTTAAGACTTGTTCCAACACTTTCTAATGCACCTATTCCAGCCTTAGCTGCTTTATAGCTAAGTACTCCACCGCCGATAATAGTACCTAAGACTACGGAAAAGCCTAATAGCTTTTGAAAGGGGTTGTGTTTGTCTTCTCTAAGTCTCTGATCTAAAAGACGTAACTCATCAGGTGTTAATGGGGGTTTGTCTAGAAATTCTTCGAATGTAATGGAACCAGATACTATATTGTCTATAAAATCTAAACGATCTTTTGCAAATTCGGTTAATACAGATGCTTTCTCAACTATTTCTAAACTTTTTTTACTAACAAACTCTTCTACCTGAGTTTGAATATTAGGTTTAGGAAAACCTATCGCATCAGCAAAGGAAGTTTTTGTATGCTTAATAGTGTCTAAACTAATACCATAGTTAGCTAAATTTTCTGACTCCATTAGGTTAGCTTGATGAGTTTGTACTAAACCTAAATGGGGAAGAACTTTACTTACCGCCTCACTTATAGTAATAAAACCATCTCGATTTATATCTAAACCAATATTTTTTGCATATTCACGTGTACCTTGCTCAAACAAGATAGTGTTAGATTCGCGACCAACAGCAGCGGGATAAAGCACTGCCATATACAAACTTTCTAGTGTGTTTAACCTACCTTTATAAGGTTTTAGATACTTCTCTACTACATCTAACTGTTCATAAGGCGTCATTGCCTTTAATTCATCAATTGTGTAACCTAGTCTTGCGGCAGTCGGAGGTGTAAACTGTATTAGACCTATAGCTAGGCTTCTAGGGTTTTGTGTATCTGAACGAAATGTTCCCCCAGTCTCAAAGCTAATAATTGCTAAGAGATGGTCTGGATTTATACCTAAATTACCTGCTACTTGTTTAGCCTTGTTTAAAAAGGCTAAATCAAACGGTACCTTACTATCAGAAGGTTTTGTTGATTTATTTTTTTGTCTATAAGTTCCTAATATTCTATTTACTTGACTTTGGACTGCAGATCCAATATCTCTCTCTTGTATATTTTCAACTACTTTTTCGTTTACAGTTTCAATTATTGTTGTGGTTTCTGATCTTAGTGGTTGTTCAATGGAAATAGTCCTATCAGATGGCAATGGTCGTCTAGAGTCTCCATGCCCTACTTTGTAAAGAATATTTCCTTCAGAGTCTACACCAACCACATAATTTCCATAACCACCACTCGACCCATATTTCAATGTAAGACCTGGCAATGCAGGAACTAATATAGGTCCACCTCTTAAAGAAGTATCTTCAAACCTATTGGAACCTTGTCTGGGAGTGTAGTAATCAATTGATGTAAAACCACTGTGTACACTGTGCGAGTGTGCAGCTTCGGCTCTTTGCAATAACCTTGCTCTTTCTTCAAAAGGAGCATCTGGGTTATAAATAAGTCCAGATACAGCAGAGTTGGAGAATTCAATCACTCTACCCTGTACTCTATAACCAAGAGCAATAGCATCAAATAAGGCAACCCTCTTTTCAATAGGTAGACTTCTAGAAAACTTAATATCAATGTGATAAGCAGCACCAGCTCCTATTACACCAGCTGGACCTGTAACTAAACCTGAATCAACTACACCTATGTTGTTAACTTGTTTAGGAACTTGTCTTTCTATCTGACGAGTAATTTGTCTTTCTACTTGTCTATTAGTAATAGTCGGATTTAGTAAGGTTATGTTTGAAAGTGAGTAAGTAGGATCTACAGAAGTTCTAGTCTGATTTTGCTGTCTAGATCTTCCAGTAGATCTACGTCTTGTTCTTGATGCAGTTTCAGTTTCTTGTTGTAACTCACCAGTTGGCTGTATACCAGGAGGACCTGGTAGTGGAAATCCACTTGGCTCATAAGGAGGTCCATCACTTGGTGGAGATAAAGGAAGTGGGGGTACTATACCTCTAACAGTATGACGTCTTGACCTTGGAGGTTTATACCGTGTTTTATAATTTGGGCCTTCAGGAAATATTGCATCAGGTATTCTCTCCTGAGTAAAGAATCTCCTGTTATCTAAATTTCTATTTATATACAAAGCTCTGTAATGACTATCAGCAAGTGCCTGTGCAGCTAACTGAGAACGTATTTCTAACTGCAAAGCAGTTGCTTGAGTAATCATTGAAATAGGTCTAAACCTAGAAGCAGCGCGTTGTACACCGGCATTGCTGGATAATAAAGCAGAGTTTCTTAAACCTTCAACTGAATTAGGTCTCTGATTAGGAATACCATACGTTAAAGCTGATATTAAAGGCATATCAGCATTACCTAAACCGTAATCTAGTTGATCTGTTAAATCAGCTAGTAAAGACTCTAACCTGTTGTTAAGTACATCCCCACCAGCGGGTACAAATGGACTAAAGTATCTATATTTATCTCTTGTCTCCTTCATATCCATTAGGATTAGTGGATTAGAGGGAGTTAATAAATTGTTTGTAATAATACTAAAGGTTATTGCTTCTATATTTTCTAGAAGTGAAGCATTACCTTCAGCCATTCTTCTATTTATGTCTCTATATCTTCTATAAGCAGCTACAGCAAGATTCTCTCTTGTGTTTGATATAGGAGTCATAAAATTAATTAAGCCTGATGCAAGCCAATTACCTTCATCTGCAGACTCCTTTATTGCAGTACTAAAACTAGCTAAAGTTCTGATAGTATCTCTTCTAAATGCTTTGTAGTTATAACCACCTGTGAAAGGAACTTCTAAACTGGCTAGATAGTTTAGACCTTGCTCTGCTCGTCTAAATACTACTCCTGCTGTATCACCTAAGCTTTCCCATAAAGATCCTAAAAATGCTTGACCTTTTATACCTAAATGGCCTCTCTTTTTACTAGCTCTATCAAAAGCTTTACCTAGAGCATGAAACAAGGAGAAGTTTTTATCTTTATCTATGCCGGTTTCAGCAGCAATATATCCGACTGTACCTACAATTGCTATACCAGTTAATGTAGCGGCTAATCCACCTAGCAGCATAGAGCCACCAAGTAGAGTTGCAAACTTAGCAGAAGTTACAGTTAATATTGTTGTTGTTAAAGCCAGTAATTTATTTATTAAAAATGCAGTTACTGTATACTGTCCTAAAGCTTCAACAGACTCTACTGTTCCTATGGCTGCTCTAGTTGGAGCTACATTTTCACTAAGTAAATCAGAAGCTTTTAATGTTGTTAGAACATAGGGAGTAGCATTTATTGCTGTTCCAAGTGCTTTTGCTGTAGTTTTAGTTGCAACAATTGCTCTTGATCTAGCTGAAGGAGATATTCTATTAAACGACTGTCTTGCTGCAGCTAATTTATTTCTAGTTGCATTTAGTAAACTAGCATCTCCCGTCATAGATGGAGGTCTAGTTGATATAGGTACTGCACCAATCACATCTTCCGTTCTTCTAGCTGTTCCTGCTGTACCTATTTCAACTACCCTATCTGTCATAGACATACCTGCTCCAAAGTGACCAACACTTTGGATAGGTAATTGATCTAATATAGTTTGTGTATATATCCGCAATTTACTAGCTAAAGTGTTCATGCTATTAGCTAGTTGTTTACTTGCGGGTTGAATTCTCTCTGCAACTCTTGAATCTACTGCAATTTTGTAATTTTGTGCTGCACTTAAAACATCATCAACTGAACTTATTAGATCAGTTGTTAATTTAGAATCAATACCAAAGGATTTAACTAAAAGATTTTGTACCGTATCTATATTTGTACTGTTAAGTCTAGCAATTTCCTCAATAGCACTGTTTACTAACGTCAGCTGTTCATTAGAGATTAACCCAAAAGGCGAAGTAGTTAAGTTTTTCTTTAATTCGCTGAGTTGTTTCATTAAAACATCAATCTGCCTTGCATTTGGAGCACCTTTTACAGAGCTAAGTAGTCCTCCAAATCCTTCTTCAGCAGTACTACCCCAGAAATTTGTTAGTATTCTCTGACGCTCAGATAATACTGTTCCTATTACAGATTGACCTTTCTCTATAGACTTAGTTAGGTTTGATAGCTTAATAGTTTTACCAGGAATTGTATAACTTAACTGTCTAGCTTCACCGATAGTGATATTAAAAGTTCCTGACTCAGATACTAATCCTCCAACTTTGCTTATCTGTGCCATTCTTGCAGCAGATGCTAAGTGTTCTATAGTTTCTGGTATAAGTGCGTTTAAATTAGCATAGGTAGAGTTCAATATACCTAAGTTTCTCGTTATTGCTTTGCTAGAAAGCTGATAAGCTCTGTCTAAAACTCTTGTAGCTATACTAATACCAATAAGTGTACCTATAGTCGCACCTACTGCTATTCCAATTGTCTTTGCCGGTCCTAAAGCTAAATCTTGACCAACTAATACTAAAGATCTATCTCCTCCTGTTATCTCAATTCCCTCATAAAATGTACTTTCAAGACTTCTTCCGTAACCACGATCTATAGGACTAGTAAAGTAGTTAGGAAATCTTAATGCGCCTGCAAAGAAGAAGCTAAAACCATCTGGAAAACCCGGTAAAAAGCCTGCTGATTTGCCTTCTTCGTCTACATCTTTACGATATGGTGTACGATTGTACATCATAGCTAGATCTAGCTGGTTTGCATTTGCTAACCAAGCTAGATAATCCTCTCTTCTAGCTAATGCAGTAGAAGTAGCTCTATTGCCGGACAGAATTCTATATACACTTCTGTGTAATATTGGTGAAAACTGCCTTGGTTTTTTCAATGGTTTAGTAGGTAAACCTGCAAAAAGCAATCCGGCAATTAATGCATCTCTATCCTCGTCACTAACATCAGTAAAAGTAACTTGGTCATTGATTAACATTAATGCAGAATCACCTAGTACACTTTGCAGTAACCCAGGTGTAAACGCACTTTTCATTATGTTCTCAGCAAAAGAGATGTCGCTTACAGCACCCTGAAACTGCATGTAGCTAGAGCCTGCATAGACATTACCATCGTACTGTCTAGCAGTTACACCTCCCAATCCTAGGTGGATGCCCCCTCCACCTGAAGCATCTGTAAGTGTATTACCAAAATAAGTTCTGTCTGTAAGTATCTTAAAAGGCTTAGTAATAATGGAAATTAAATTTCTATCTCTTGTATAGTCAACTCTAGGTCCTAATATACCTGGATCTATTAAATCCGCAATACGATCACCATATGTGTTGTATGCGCGTAATCTGGCTTTTGCACTATAAAAATCTAATGTATTATCACTTACACCCGTAAGTTGCTTTAGAAACTGTCCAACATCAATCTTTTGAGGTAAGTAAATACCTCCTGTTGGTAGATTAAATAATCTAGGTACACGTCTTTCAACTTCTGTACCATCTGCATACCTAAAAATTACCTTACGGGTAGTTAAAGCCTGATAACCGGGTATAGCTGTTAAATCAATACTGAAGCGATAAGCACCTTCAGGTAAACGTAACTTTTTGGGTATTCTCCTATTAGAGTTTTCAAATACTCCGTAAAGAATTGCAGCACCAAGAACAAATGTTGCTAGTGCACCTAGATTTCTAGCAGTAGGTCTAGGTATAACTCCACCAATTTTAGTACTAGCTCTTAAGGCCTGTTCTTTAGTTTCTATAGCTGCTCTTAAATTAGCTATAGCAATGTCATCTAGATTTGTTGTAACTGCAAACCTAGGATCAGTTCTGATAAATTTATTGACTTGTCTAGTTACTTCTATAGAGTGAATTGTTTGGAGTAAACTAACTGTTAAACCAACAGCTCCACCAACACCTTCTACACCAAATATTTGCTGTCCTACTAATTCACCTAAGTAAGTAGAAACAGCAATGTTACCTATACCTCTAGTTATGTTACTTAACTGGCTTTTAGTTAATGTTGGAGCGGAGTTCTGTAAAACATTACCAACTTGTGCTGCAGAATTCTGTGCCGCACTGCTAAAAAGCCTTTCTAAGGCCTGTCTAGAGCTTTTAGCTAAGGAATAACTAAATTGACCTACTAATCTAGAACCTTGGGATAAATAAGCTTTTAGGGCTGATGTAGAGACGTCTAAAGTAAGCTTAACTAAATCATGAGTAAATTTTAAGAGTTTTACAAAGATATTGTCGGTAACATTTTCACCTATAGTATACAGAGTACCGCCGATAACTTCTCCGGCTACTGTTACTGAATCTGCAACTGCGTTAAAAAAGGCAGACTGATTTCTAGATAATATTTGACTAGCGATAGAATCAAATGCAGAAACTACCTTAGCGCCTGCTGTTTTTAGTATCTTTGCAGGCATAATAATACGTGAATAGGCAACTTTTATAACGGCATAGCTTTTATAGAACTCAGCTAGTGTGGAGCTAGCTACATAAGTAAATCTTCCTGTTTTCCCTCCGGTAAAAGGAATTGGTATAGGAGTAAAAGCACTGTTATCACCGATATAGGGTAGAATGGGATATCTAAACGCACTTACATCACTTTGTTGATCTTGTAACTGGTTTTCTGTAGGCTTTTTAAGAATAATCTGAACAGGTAAATCGAATCCAGTACCCATTGTGTATAGGGGTAACTGCATACCTGTTGTAAAACGCATCCGATCTCTGGTTATGTCATACCCAAATAAGGTAGTAGCGTAGATAGAGCCAATTTGTTGGGTTCCAGCTTGTCTACGTACACCTTGTGACTCACGTTGTCGTGCAGAGTCAATGTCTAACATCTGCATCACATTGTAGGTGTATATAGGTGCTAAACCCCGTGTTCTTAATTTATTTGGAGATTCAAAGTAGCGTTCCTGATATACACCCCATAAGTGCTTTAATCTAGCCTGCAAAGTAGGATCAACATATGTACCTTCTTGGTACATACCTCCTAGAGAAGCTACCTTCATTGAGTAGCTAATGCTGTTAAATAAACCAGCTATTAAAGATATTGCAGTTAAAGTACCTGCTGCCCCTAATAATGCTCTAGCACCTCTACCTGCTAATACTTTTGAAGCAGTTAGCTTTTGAGTAAAATTAGGGCCTTGCTTAAGTAAAGCAGTTAAATCTGTAAAATCTGCAGCTTTAAGTGGTTTATTAAGAGCTATTTTTAATCCAGCTTGCTGGAAGTACTCATCAAATGAGTTCCTAATAAAAGTAGATATTGCTGGAACTTGTTTTGCACCTGGTATTGCTCCTAATACTTGAGCTGCAGCTGCCTTTAAAATAGATGCTTGCCCTTCAAATGCAAAGTAACTAAATATTGCATATCCTACAAATGCAGAGTAAACAAATCTATTAAACCAGGGAGTTCTTTCTTCTTCTCTAATTTCACCGGTTTCAGTATTTCGTATTCGTATAGACGTAGATGACCAACCAATATTGATTAAAGGCGTATCATTAGGTACAGGAAATTCTAAACCTAGTTGAGCAATAGCATCTCCAAACTGAGTCGTAGCATCTAGACCAGTACTGGTCTTAAACATGTAGCTAAATAAGAGTCCATAAACTAATGCAACTGCACCAGCTCTTGCTAGCTTAGTTCCAAAACTAGTTTTATATCGAGTTTGTACAAGTAAACTAGATATTTGATCAGTAGGGTGTCTGGGGTCTCTGACAACTGTACTAATTATGTCGTTTATTTGCTCAAGATCTTGAGCAGATGCTCCACGATGCATTAGCATCGCTCGCGTAGTAAGTATATTTCTAGAGGTTTTAATAGCTTGTAGCTGCTCAGGTGTAGCTATACCTCTAAATCGATCTATTAGGTATTTGATTTCATCTAGAGTTGTCTTAATGGTTGAGGAAGCAGGACTTAAGCGTAGTGTAGGAGGTCTACCAACTGCATATCCTACAGTTCTTGCAATAAAGCCAGTGCTGCCAAAAACAGCAGCCATAGATACCTCTGTAGCCTCAGCTCCTGCAGGTACTACACCTAACCAACGCAGTGGATTAGCATAAACCTGGCTCATTGCTTTTTGTATTTGAGCCTGCTTTAGTTGGTCTCTAGCAGCACCCAACAATTGATCAGCTGTGTAAGTTATACCGGAACTTAATTGTAAGTTACCGTAGTTTTCATATCCTATAATTGCAAATAAGTCATTTAGAGCATCTGCAAACTTTTGAGCTGATGTTAATTTTTGTTCTTTGGTTTTACCAATAAAACCTTCCCACAAACGATCTTTATTTACCGTAAAACTTACCTGTCTACCAGGACCACCAAATCTAAACCCAATTGTTTTTAGTATTCCTGCTGCATCTGGCATTAAGTACGCAGTGGGGTCTGCCCCATATACCTTCATATGCTCAGCAGGATTAATTAGTTGAGAATCGATTCTAGAGACAAACTCTTCAAAAGAACTAAAATTATCAAATTTAATTAGATTTTTACTGACAACTCCACCCTGAATAGGAGTAGTAATATTGATATCTAATCCAACAGCTGCTCCAAGTCTTCCAAATAGTCCTAAGAACGCATTTTGTGCTTGCGCTCTTCTAAAGGTAGCAACTACCTCCTGATGTAACGCAAGCAGTGAAGAGCCAACAGGAGTTGATCTTATTCGTTCAGCACCACCAAAACTTGCTAAGGTATAATGAAATACTCCACTAAGAATACTTTGCACAGCTTGCTGTGCAGGTACCATTAATCCGTAATATATTGCGGTACCTAATATTAAATCTTGAGTTACATCAAATAAACCTTCTAAAGTTGACTTTAATATTGTCGAATCTCTTTTAGGTTGCTCTCTTAGATTACCAAAGGTAGTTCGAATAGTTCCTCTTGAGCCTACACTTAGTCCATTAATCAGGGCATCTAGGCGGTTTACAACCGCCATGTACAAGTCTTTGGTTAAAGAGTCAGATGGATTCTCAAATAATAATCTTTTATGCTTGTGTTCTTCTGAATAACCTAAATTCAGTACTTCTTGAGTATTTCGATTGCTTAGATAAGCTGTTAGTAGAGCACCTGTGAGTAAACCTATAATAGTTGCTCCAGCTAATCTACCCCTGTTATTAGACAGTGTTCTTCCTATAGACTGAGCTTGCTTAGTAAAAGCTCTTTCTGTTAGAGTTCCATAATTAGTTAAGTTATAGCTTAAAGCTTCCAAAGCTACGTTAGTAAACATACCGGTAACAGTACCGGCACCTAAGCCTATGCTTAATGCAACATATGGAGAGATTGTACTGTCTAAGTTATTAAAAACTTCTCTATTTGCTCTTTCTACAAGTGATAGAGCTGCTCTCCGTTTATCTAGTTCTACAATAAATCTAGGTAATTCACCTGTATCTAAGAGCTCATAACCTAGAGCTACACGTTTTGCTTGGTAGATAGACTCAAATACTCTGCTAGTAATATCTCCATAAACTGGAGTACGTAAAACTAATCTGTCTTCACCAAATATGTTACGTCTACTTCTGGCATATACATAAGTTTCGTAATCTGTATTTCTACGAAATGCCTGGGCTTTATAGTAAGTTATAGGATCAACTAATTTAGCTGTTTCGTCTCCGTATCTTTGTCTTAATTGATCTAATCTACTTGTATAGATATCTCCTTCTAGAGCAGCTAATAACCTTAATCTCTCTTCTAATTTATTTGTTGCTTTAACATACCTCTCAAACCTATGTTTAGGTCTAATTAAACCTATTACGTTATCAATTAAAGATCCTAGTGTTACATCTACACCAGTGGCTTTGCGCTTTCTAACCTGAGCTAAGAACTCATCTGGAGGTAAATAAAGTCCTTCACTAAATATTCCTAAACGCTCTTTCTGTGCTTTTTGTTGAGCTCGTAATATTTCTAGCTCTAACGATGGATTTGTACCAGAAAACTTCTCTTCACTTGTTTTATAGAGAGTTAAACCCTCCTCAGCTAATATCTTCTCAATCGATTGTCCTGAGGGTGTATAGTAACTAGCTAATTGTCTGTTATATATATCTGTAGATTTATCTAGTCTTAGTAAAATCTCGTTGTTGTAAGAGCGTAAAATTTCACGTAATCTGTTTGCAGCTAGATCACCAAAGTAATACTGATTTCTCTCTATCTTACTTAACTGTGATAGTGGTCTATTATCTCCAATACTTCTAACTTCAGGTGCGTTTGTATTAGCAGCTCTTACATATCTAACACTATCAATTCCGGAATAATCTGTATACCTAACGAGTAGAGTATCAGCGTCTATTACTCTAATAACTCTACCTTTTATAGGTTGCTCTAAATAAAAATTGTCATCTCTTCTTCTAGAAGATGATGTAAAAGAACTGCCTGCTATAAGGTGCTGAGTATTGGTAGGCATTTAGCTAAAGTTAGAAGTAATAAAATAAAGGAAACCAATAACTTAGACCAAGCCAGCTTATTACATAATTAGGATCAGCAGGATAAACACCTGGTCTAGTAACACGCCAGTACACATCGCTTATTCCATATGCTGGTTGATATGAGAAATACCAATACAACTTATATTCACTTGGATCTAATAAACCATTTACATAAGGCTGTAGAACAGCATTGTTAACCCAAATAATACCTTCAGGAGATACCAAATAAGTAGAATTATTAATATTTGGTATTTCAATAGTAGTTTTCGAGTTATCTGATAAGTCTTCTATAACAAGCTCTAATTTAAAAGGTTTATAAACCCAAATTAGGTTTTGAAGAGTTAGTGTGCCGTTTATTAGTAAACCATCTTCATCTAATTCAATTCTGATTAACTCTCGCTTATAACTTAATCTAGACGGCACCCTCCAACGTTCTGTGTGAAAAGGAATAAAGTTCCTCTCATCAAACACAGTTGAATCTGTAGCTATAGCTTGTTTCTGTGAACTACTTAAAGCAGGTAGAGAGAGGTAGTCAACTCTATAAAACAAGCTATCCAAGTTATAGCTTGTTAGAGTAGGTATCATTTCAAGCTCAATTAGACCTGTCCTTAATCTAGCTTCATTGAATTCTCTTGTTGAGTACTCAATCAAAATAGAGTAATTTGTTCCTAAAGGAGGTCTAGAGCCACCTACAAGCCACCTTATACCAGTAGGATTAGATGGACTACTCAAATCGTAGTCTTCACCTCTGTAGTAAGTCTTACCTAAAATAGATATTGACTTAGAGATGTTTAGTATGTTTAGTAGATCAGGTGAAAGTACTCCTGGTGGCCAATTATCTACAGTATTTGCTAAGTCTGAAGTACGCTCAAGCTGTACAACCTGTTTAGGTACCGCTGGAGTTTTTCCTACTCGATAATAGAAAGTATAAGGTGGGTAATGACTGCTAGACCTATATCCTGTAAACTCTGGTTGATGTATAGCTAAAACAATGTCTTTGCTAGCTATTCTAGAGTTGTTAGGAAGCTCTAATAAACTCTCAGCTAGCGAATAAGGACTTTGATCTAATAAAGAACCACTATTTGAGTTAAATGCAGGTCTAACAGAATCTAATAACCTTCCGACAACATAACTAGGCTCTACTAGGTAATTCATTAAAGATACCGCCAGACTACCAGTAAATTCCGTTATTGTAAAACTCTCTTACGATTTTGCTTGAATTTACCTTAGGTGTTCTGAGCGAGCTCAAGTTAGTTGCAGGTCTTATAAAACTACTAGATGGATGTCTCCCAACAGTTTGTACCTCAGCATACGGAAGAGTCTCTACATCCAAATCTAATCTTTGAGCTAATGCAGCTATGACGGTACAAACTGCATCTGATAAATCTTTTCCATATTGCGGCGGATGAGTTATTTTAGATCCGTCATAGCCAATATGAATTAACTCCTGTCTAAGTTCCTCTACCAAAGGACCATATTTAGGTAGTATAACCCTACGTTGATTAATCCATCTTCTAGCTAGTAGATATATTTCAGCTTGCTTTTTACGGGAAAAGAAGACACTCTCAGCTCTTATTCCCTCTTGCATAAGGTTCTGAACTAAACCCTCCGCTTGAAAATGGTCAAACGTTATATGTACTACTCTACGTTTTTTACATATGGTAGTAATTACCTCCTCTACATTTGTAAAAGATACTTTTAATTTTTTACCGTTAACCTTTTCTGGTGCCCAACGAAGTAATGCATCGATATAAATAAGTTTTGCATCCTCGTCTAAGTGTCCAACTGCAAAAGCATAAGCGTCTCCAGATATACCTGGATCTGCATGTGCATAGCTATTTATAAAAAGCTGGTATACTGGAGTAATACTAATTAAGTCAATACCAACATATAAAGAAGATCCATCTTTACTGTCTATATACATTTTTTGCCAATCTACAACTTGGTGTCCGCCAATCGAGATAGCATAGTTAATTTCAGCCTCATCGAAAAATGCTTTAGTTGACTTTGGTCTTATGCATTCATAATCTCTAGCAGCACCTACAGGATCTCTAATGTATTCAAGTTTTATATCTTCATCATCCTTGGTCACATCAGGCCTAAAGTCAAACGTAGGAACTCTAAAGCAAAGTACTCCGTTCTCTACTCTATCCCAACCCTCATTAACAAGCTTCTCCATGTAGTCACCAGACTCCCAAGCAGAGCTGATTGCTATACGCTTAGATTCAGGTGCAAAAGTTGCTAGAGATTTGGATAGCGAACTCACCAACCCATCCACTTTTTCATAGCTACCTGTTACATCTATAAACCTAGCTACCTCATCCATACACACTAATAGGGACCCCTTACCTACAAGTGCACCCCCATTAGAATGTCCTGCATATATAACTACATTCTTTGTCTCCGAATATATTCTTTCTTGAGTTACAACTAATTCCTCTCTTTTAATCCAAGTCTGGAACCAAGGTGAGTTTAGAATAAAATTTTTTATATAGCCGTATATAGTATCTTTTGATTGAGTTTCAGTAGTAGCTATAGTTGTGATAAATATAGTTGTGCCTTTAGCTGCTCTTGGAAAGCCTTCTAGAGGATCATCTTTGATTAGTAGTTTATACAACGTGTAACAGCAAAGCCAGGCAGCAATTACTGTTTTAGAGGAGCGCATTCCTAATTCTATATTTATCTCCAACCATTTATGGCCAGGTTCCCAATTAGTCTTACCTTCTTTTTTCCACTTCCGGAGTAATTCCTCCTCATCAACACTCAGAGGTTCATCACAAATACACTTCAACAATGCTCTCTGCGATAAAAATAACTCTTTATCAAACCCCAAAATATTGTATATAAAGTCAACTATGCCTAGTACTTTGGAGTTACTGATTCTCTGTACAAGTTTATTCGATATACTACTAAACGGACTTATCTCGCTATCTTTTTGTCTAGGCATAGCTTATACATATAAAACAAGTAAATGCTTATTTGGATTACTTAGTAAGCTTAAATAGCGATTGGGATCTATTTCGTAGTGAATATAGAAAAGTGAACCTGATCTTAATGTACTTAGATATAAGTCATCTAATAAGTGCTTTCCATATAAACCAAAATGATTATTTATTTGATACTGTAAATATCCATCTAAGTCATATATAGAGTAGTAGTCTCGTTTAGAATAAGCTAGCTGTATAATGTGATCTGCACGAGTCACTAGGAAAACTTCATCTGGATGCGCTGCTAATAGATTTAATTTTTCTACTCCTAATAAGTTAATAGCGTTTGTTATACCACCTAGTGGATCTATAACTGAGGACCTAAGCTTTTCTATAACTCTGTTAGAAACAGTAATAGCCATGTTTACCAATTATTCGTAAGTTAATGGAGTTAAAAGTAGTTGCTCACACAAATTAGAATAGAGCTCTACTAAGTTATTTCTTTCCTGAGTTAAAATATCAAATATACTATTTGTACTACTAACATCGCCATTAACAATAAAATTATCAATTTCTAATGTGTAATTAGGATTTATATCCCTAAGTATCTCATTTATTTGAGTTTGTATATTTAAGAATAAGTTCGTATTGTCAGACCATAAGTAAACAAAGTAGCTACCGTTTAGTTCACCTTTAGTCACAGTAACTTCTGGAATTGTAGAGAATAAGGTTCTTAATCTAAGAAAAACAGTTTCTCGATCAAAGTCGTTAAGAACTTTGACTGAAAATCTATTCTGCAAAACACCTTTTATAGATACGTACTTTTTATATTGATTAAAGTCACTAATTTCTTTTAATTTCTCTATTAACCAATCTAAGCTTGTTATTTTAGACTGAACTTTTTCTAATTTTCCTAGTAATAAGTGATATTCTAGGTTATCTGTATCCAGAATAAAGGTTTCGTTAATTGGAACAGCTAATGGTCTATTACTAAGAACTGGCATATGTTCAGTCTATATCGAGTAGATTTTTTAATATAGATTTCAATCTATTCAATTTATTTGGATTAGATACTATACTTGGCTTAGATATCTTCTGTTGTAGTTTGTAGATTAATTCTTCTACTAGAAACTGTGCTGCTATTAGTTTTGGTGCTACATCAGCGTACTTTCTAAGTTGCTGAATGTAATCAGCAATAGCGATGTTCAATTGACTAGTGAGTTGATCAAAATCAACACTATCTAATTCTGATTTGTCTAATAACTCCAATATTATGTTTCGTGTAAACTCAAGTGAGTTTATAATTTCTAACTCCCCAGCAGTAAAGTTAGGTAATACAAAGTCTATGTCGTTAGGTACGATTGTAAAGTTAGTCATTTTATATAGCTACCATTGTTTTCTTATAAACCTATTTTCGTTATTGTTTTTGGCAGTTGACTTTTTAATAAACTAATTAGGTTAGAAGATATATCTAATTGATTGTTAAAAGTAGTAGCTTTATTCAAAGTACTTACTACTTGTTTAAAAGGCTTATCTTCTATTTGTGGAACTAATTTGGTTTCAGAGCTTAACTCTACTAATAGCTTTACCTGATTTAAATACCTTGCTGTAGCTAAACCTAGATTAGGTAATTCAAACTGTTCAGATGAAGCATCTGTATTAGTAGAAACTAATAAAGATACAAATGGTTCTCTAAAATTAGTAGTGGAATTGAACTGATTAAACAAGATTTATAACCTCCTTTATTGAGAAGGTATGGTAGTCCTTTGTTCAGGATATGAGGGCAACTCAAAAAACTGAATTGCATCATTAGGACTTCTTGATACGCTACTACTAGTTGGCGAAAAAACATTTTTTACATAACTTTTAGGTATCCTAGGATGTACCTCGTTATAGTAATCCGTTATTAACAAGGTAAACTTATAGTACACCCTATCATTCCTAGTTAACATCGGTACAAATTGAGTTATTACCCCAACTTCCTGAATAGCTAAATAGTTTTGAGTAAATATAGAAACTTTAACTTCTTTCTGTTCAGCAACAACATCTCTTGAAAAGATGTAAGACGCATGCCAAGACTCATCTCCTTTGTTTAAAATTCCCCTACCCGGATAGCGGTTACCAATCTTTCCAGTAGGATCATCGTAAAAAGTTCTTTCTCCCGCGGTTTTATGTAAAACACAATCGAAGTCATCTTTTCCCTCTAACCTCCAGTAAGCATCTGAACCATCTGTAAGTCTAGGTAACCCAATAAATGCCCCTACAAACTGCATTGTCATCATATTTACACCTAGACTTTG